ACCATTATATTACTATTTAGGCTGGCGGTGTGGGGTAAACCACATCTTCTATATATATCTCAGTATTGGTAGTTGGCAGATCTCTAAGTGCCTGTCTATAAGTTTGCCACTCTGTTTTCTTAGAATCTGTTAATGGAGAATCTGCTGATTGTGTCCAGTCGGATTGTTGTAATAAAGAATCTCTGGCATCTCTTAATATCTGCAAAACATTGTCCGTCCTTTTAACCGCGTTACCACTAGTAATTACATATTCGTTACATTGGTAATGACCCTCAATAAAATCCTCTCCTGACTGCAAACCCAACTGATCTCCCTCGGCTACAGTTGAGGTATTGTATAAAATTTCACCAGTAGCTGTTTTGTATATTGTAAATAAGTTCATTATCTTGTGTTGTCCATCATTACATTTAAAGAAAGTTGAGTATGGTTGTAAGCACCTGAAAAATATACTCTCCAATAAACAATTGATTGTGATGTGCTTAAAGTTGTTATTTGACCTGTGTAAACATAATTATATCCTCTATAGGTTCCTGCACTCCATGAGATATTTGTGTTACCACTAGCATTAACCCAAGTTGAATTATTCAATGAGTATTGGACTCTTCCGCCGCTAACATTACCAAGAACCCCTGAAAAAATAGCAACATAACCTACGTTATTTCTTACCTGTGTAATAGTTACTGGTACAAATGATGCGTTGCTTCCTGTATATGTACCTGACCTTTGTATATAAGTCTGCCCATCTCTGGCTAATGGAAATTTAGTTCCCGCAGTTAGGTGGCTAACAATAGTTGAGCTGACATTATCAAAGCTTTTTACATTTAATAAATTAGTATTAATCTGATCGCCTGTGATTGAGTCAGTTACTATAGATGTTGCCGAAATTGTGTTTGTGGTTATATTTCCACCATGTATAACAGTGGATGTGTTTGCTGAAAGGTCTGTTGCAACAATAACAGAGGCATCTAACCTATCAGTTGATATGGTTCCCGCTGTTATTTTAGCTGCATCTAGTGTCGCAGTTATTTTTGCATTATCAATTGTCGCGTCTTGTATCTTTGCATTGGTTATAGCACCATTTTCTATCATTGCGTTTGCTATGAACACCGTGCCACCAGAAACTATAAATGGAGCAGTTCCACTAGTCCCATTCCAAATTGCAAACTTATCAGAAACAAACTGGATTGCCGACCCACTATTGTCACCAGCACCAGAAGCGTTTGCTTCAATAACCATACCAGCAACAGATCCATTTGCATTTACCTGAAGAACGTATGCCGCACTAGCATCATTTGATAAATTTGTAGTAACTGTTTGCAGTGATGTAATGCTTGCGTTTGCAGTTCCAACAGTTGATGTTAGGTTAGTTATAGCAGTTGCATTAGCTGTATCAGCAGATGCTCTTGTTGTAGCTTCACTACTAATAGCAGAAGTGTTGGTTCCAACGGTAGAAGTTAAATTAGTAATGCTTGTTGCTAAAGCGGTATCGGCACTGGCTCTAGCGGTTTGTTCTGTAGCTATTGCCGAAGTATTGGTGCCAACAGTAGATGTTAGGTTGGTTATATCAGTTGCAAGAGCCGTGTCTGCATTGGCTCTGGTGGTCTGCTCTGTAGATATTGCTGATGTATTAGTTCCAACAGTTGAAGTCAAACTTGTTAAAGAAGATGCAGTAGAGCTTTGTGCATTAGTAACTGTAACAATATCTGATTGTGCGGCAGCCATAGCCCCTGTGAGCGTACTTCCTGTAAAACTAGTGGCACCAAATACACTAACTAAAGTAGCGTCTCGTCCTGCGACCCAATCATTGTTGGCTGCGTTTCTTGTGTAGACCTGACCATCATCTGTATCAAACCAAATATCATTTACCGTTAAGGCAGAGCTGTCTTCTCTGGTTGTAGGTGCTCCGCTACTTCTTATTACTCTGGCTGCAACTGCTGCTGTGGCAGCAACAGCTACGTCCGCATTTGTAATTAGTGTAGTAAGAGCAACATACCCGGGCAGGTTCTGGAGACCCTCTGAAAGCAATGCCATCTGTGCACCAATATCAATAACCGTGCTGTCGCCTATACCTGTTGTTGAATTAAAGGGTCCTATTACGCCCTGTATATTAACAAAACGAATCCAATAGTATCTTGTTTGTCCGTTGCCCACCTGATGCGAGAATACTGAGGCGGTAGATGTTCCAACCAAAACCCTGTCAGCAAATGTGTTGGAGGTTGCAGTCCATATTTCAGCATAAGAAAATCCAACAAATGTGGCAGCATCCCATGTAATAAGTATATTTTGAAATGCACCACTTACCTCAACACCTGTTGGTGCTGGCGGTATATCTAGGACAGTTCCGTCTCCGGGGATAATAATAACCCTTCCCGGTCCTCCTATAAATCCACCGCTTCCAATTCTAAGATCCCTCTTAGCAATACCAGAGTCTATTAAATCATTATAAGTAACCGCAGCATCGAGTGGATCTCCAAGCTCTCCCCTGAGTACAGCAACAGATTCATTTAATGACTGAGCAAATCTTTTCTGCTCCGGGTCAAAATTTCTTGGGACTACAAAATTTCCCTTGGGCGTGCCCATTAGGTTATCTCCCTAGGGCTTTCATAAACACAAACTTCGTTAACGGCATCTGTGCCTTCAATAACTATGTGAAATGCTTTAGCCTGATAACCTCCGGGTAATCTAAAGATATTATTATTAGTAACCGTTTGGGTGTGTTTTAAAGATCCATCAGCGTATAGCTTAAATGTTAGATCGCTATAGGACTCAGCACTTATCTTAGCCACGCCCGGCGATATTGGCTTGTTTGAATAAAACTCTCTTGACTTCCAAGAGTATGACCTTGCACTTGTTGATCTGGCAAACTTCTTAAGAACACCACTAATAACAAGATAAAGCTCGTCATTCTCTCTGTCATTAAATCCTGCTTGTGCATAAAAATCTAAATCTATAAACGCATTCTTCTGACCTCTTGGGTCAAATAAGAATCCCTTCTTGGTTCCTGAGTTAGATCCGTCCCAAGTAAATCCTATGTACTTACCCTCGTACTCGTAAGCTTCTATGTTTTCTGGGTAGTAGCTCTGCCATTGATCACGAGTGAATATTGACTGTGTTATTAGCTGAACCCCAGTGTTGGTTGCTAGAACTAGCCCATCTGGAGATGAGTATATTGCGTACTCTCCCATGTCAACCAATGATCTTTTGTTTGTGTTTGGTAGATTGGCGTCTATTTCTACTGAAGCCATTGATCTAGGGTCTGTACCTGAAACAATAACTGGCTTGCCTTTGGTTGTTACTAAAAGACCAGAGGCTATAGATGTTATACCTACAACGTCAGAGGCTGTTGTTAATTGATTAGCCCTAGGATATGAATGGGGTAGGAATGGCTCACTAAATAATAACGTGTTACCACTAAAGCCTGCTGTTATTCCATTGGGCATAGTAGTGATTCCAAACATAGGTCCGTCTGGATGGTCTGATGATACATCATCTGGCGGTGCTAGGTTATCGGCGGATTCTATTTCTTCCCCGAGAGAAGCGTCTAGGACGGCATCTGTTGTAGTTCCAGAAGTAATACCTGCAATATCTTTGACAAATCTAAACACACCATTAAGGTCTGTTCTATAGACTCTTCTTTTAGCTATTGTATAAACACCGCTAGATCCTGCTGGTAAAGATAGGGTTATTGTAGACCCATTAGCTGCATCAATAATATCAGTTGATGCTACAAGACTTGGAGGACCCTCTTCTCCGAAGGTGGTTATCTCTGTGTAAACATAAGCCCTTGAGCTAGTAGTAGCACCATCGTCCGCAGTTGAATTGTCTATGCTTGGGGCTGAAGTGAATGGAGCTGGAACAGGCAGTCCAAGCCTATAACTTGTTACTGGATAGGGACCACTTCCTGATATTCCGTTTGCCGCATCTACCATCCTTGGGAACCCAGAACTTCCTGAGAAACCAGTAAAGTAAAATCTACTAAAGGAGTCCTCTCTTATAGGGCTCTTAATAACATCAACGTCATTGTTGAAAGTAAACCAAGCACTGTCGGTTGCTTTAAATATAGTGCTTGTTGAGGCACTTATGTTTGATGCTGGGTGTGTTGGTCCTGTCTCTGAGGCATCATTAACGTCCGCAGGTAAGCCCTCTAGCCTTCCTCTATCTAGAAATGTATTGGTTGTTTCCTGAGCTACATCCTCTGGCAATAACCTAGGACCTATTTTTTTATTTAGTCCACTAAATGTTTGTAATTTAAATCCAGCCACGTTTTAATCCTTTTCTTTATCTGGCGAATGTGACGCACCAAAATAAAAAGATATCACAGCACTAGCCAATCCTCCTAGATATCCCAAAACTAAATTGATTAAAGCTTCAGAATTCTGTTCTGGGGGTTGTAAGGTTACAAGGAAGATATATGCCATGAATCCGCCAACAACAACAACTCCTATGATTCTTGCCGTCCAGTCTTTGCCGAACTTACCACGAGCATCTTGCTTGTCTGCCGTCTCTAAAGAGAATATATCAACATCCAGCTCTTTCATTTGAACCTCAAATTGTTGCTCTGCTTTTTTAAGTTCTAGCATTTGCTCCGGGGTTGCACTTTGTATTGCTTTATTAATAGACTTTGCGTCTGATTGGCATCCTAAAACATTTGCTATTACCGATGCCGCCTGACCTCCAAGGGGTCCTGCCAATGCCGATCCAAGTGTTGGAGCTACAGCACCTACTAAATTTTTAATTAATCCGAACTTCATTTATTCTATCCTCTATCATGATTGATAGTGTAAATTTGCAAGGGCTTCTCTTTGCCCTTAACTTTAATTGGTTCTAATAATTTTAACTCAAAACCGCACTTTTTGGCAGTCTCTTCTCCAATCAATATATCTACGCCAACCTCTTTAGTGGCTGACTCAAGCCTTGCTGCGGTATTTACACAATCACCAATAGCTGTGTAATCAAACCTAGTTGAGCTCCCCATATTTCCAATCACCGCAAATCCTGTAGCGACCCCAACGCCTATCTCAAGACCCAATCCAGATAGTTGTACTTTGTCTTGTATTTCCTTGGCACATAAGACGGCTGCTTCTTCATGACCCTCTAAGTCTAAAGGTGCATTAAAGATTGCCATCATTGCATCGCCAATATATTTATCTACCATTCCATCATAAAACTTTACAGTATCTGACTGAATGGTAAGAACCTTA